TGGCGCGCCATCTCCGCGCGCGACCTGTACGAGGCCGGATACGCGCCGGACGGCGCGCCCGAGCCGCCCATCCAGCACCTGGAGCCATTGGGGGACGTCGACGACCCTGCGTGGGCGGACGTATACCTGGCGTTGGTCGGAGGTAGACGATGACAGCCGCGTCTGGAGCCGCGCACGGCCTGCTGCTTCGGCACGTGACCACACCCGACGGACAGCTGGCGCTACCGGTCGACCCGGCGATTATCGCCCGCGCCGAAGGCATCGACGTACCGTCGGTCGGGGACGCGTACGGACGCTGGGACTCAGCCGTGGCGCTGGGCCGCGCGCTGGAGCCGGACGGCGCGGAATTCGGCTGGCCGGGGGACTTCGCGTACGCCCTGCTCATGCCCGCCGAGATCATGCGGGTCATGTTCGCGTCCGACTTGGACGTACCCGAGATGGCGTGCGGATTCGGTGCGCCCTGGTGCCAGGTCCGGCGGCGCCTCGCCATGCTCGGGCTCGAACCCTATTGCGAATAGGCCGGGACGCATGGCCGGAACCGAAGGGCCGTGAAAGGCGCGGCCGGAAGGAGTCCGGGAAAATGGACGAGCATACACCGATCGATGTCCCGATTCGGTTGGAGGAATGGGACCGCCATGACTGCATTAATGAGGTCGACACCATCGTGGTCGACATACGCCCGATCCTCGACGCCACCGATTATGACCATCTTCCCGCCCCGGATGAATGGGATGCGGACTTCATCGCGGAGGAGGCCCAACGGCTGGGCCTGCTCAGATTGTGGGACGGTCCGTTCACCGTGGAACTGCCCGAATGCGGGGAGTACCCCGCCTACATCGAATGGCGCGGGACTCACAAGGTCGTCGAAGGCGCCAAGGAGCGGTTCCGCGCCCTGGCGAGGGACGAGATCCTATCCCGCATCGAAAGGACCCAAGCCGAGCTCGACCGGCTCGTGGCCGAGTACAAGGCGGTTTGACCGGGGCGCATGGGTGGAACGCAAGACCATCAGACAGCAGGAACGGATGGAGGAGGACAGGTGAGCGCACGGACCGAAACACTGGCCGAGGTCATCGACTGGCTCGGAGACGAGGCCGACAGGGAATGGGAACGCGCCAAAGACGGCCTGAGCGACGGATACGACGGGTTCGACGCCTACACGCGGGCAATCCAGCACTGTCAGGACATGATTGTCGAGGATGAGGCTTCGAGTGGGAAACACACGGAAATCGCCTTGTTGAAGCATTTGGCCGACACGTTCGATGAACGGCTCCACAAGGCCGAACGGGCCAAGGACAGGGGAGCCGGCTACACGTACAACGACGGCCGGTCCGACGCCTTCGGGTGGGCGGCGACCTACTGCCGCCTCATGATCGAACAGATGCAACGGCACGAAGGAAAGGAATAGGACGATGCATGACTTCTCCCAATGGCTCCAGTCGGCGGGCGGGATGGACTGGACGCCGATTCTCATCGCGGGAATACTCATCAGCCTAGCCATCGCCGTCACGTACGAATCCGTGATGGCGATATTCGCCGCCCTCGCCTGCGCCTGCTCGCTCGCCGGACTGCCCTCCCACACGCTGAAATCGGAAATCGAACAGGTCTGGGGATTGCAGGAGGTCTCGTCCGAATGCGACCTGCCCGACCACGACCTGCCGACCAAGAACATGAAATGCTATGTGACCAACGGAAAAGGACATAAGGAATTGGTCGAAATCCGTGTATCGAAGGACGGAACCAAGCTCGGCCTGTACGACACGGACGGCAAAGCGCTGAAAACAACAGGAAAGGAATAGTGCATTGAAGGACTTCACGAAATGGGCGGCCATGTGGGACGCATACGCCGAATCCAATCCTGGCGACCCCACCCCCGGCACTCCCGCCGCCATGTGCTTCAACATCGGCTTGATAATGGCGATAGGCGGTATTATCGGAGCCTTCATTCGCTTGGCCTCGGAGTCGGATAAACTGGTCACGACGAGCGTGGCGTCGTTTCTGGCTGGCCTTCTGGGCGTTGCATTGCTGCTCGCATCACTCTTCCTGCCATCCCACAACGACGCCCAAGTATCCGAACCACCCGCACTCTCCACGCAAATCGAGAGAACGTGGGGGCTGGACGAAATGGGCGATTGCAAAAACACGAGCCACGGGCTTACCGACAGCCCAAGCCTGCCCAAGTCAAGCCTTGACGACGGCGACTGGAAGTGCGTCGCCTACACCGACAGCCAACGCACCGAACTGACCGTCCACATCAAGGGAAACAAGGTCGGCCTGTACAAAGCCGACGGCAAGGCGTTGAAACCAGTAGGAAAGGACTAGATGGTGAAGGACTTCTCTGCTTGGGCCAATGCGTGGAACGACTACAGCAGGTCGGATGTCAATTATCTCGTTTTCGTCGTGGGTGGCACGGCGGCTCTCGTCGTCCTTGCTCTTTCCCTCTTATTGGAAAGCAACGGCACCGTTCTGACCTTTTTCTGCGGTTTAGCCGTCATCGTAACCCTAGCTGGCATATGGGTTGTGAACTTCTACCCGATTTGGATGGAGGATTTCCCTGAGCCAGCCGTCTTCACCATTCAGGTCGAGAAGGAGTTCGGCGTGCATGATTTCTCGTGCCCACCCGACGTCATGTCCGTCAAGGACGGTCTGCCCGATGCGGGCACCTATCGGTGCACCATCACCGACAGCAAGGACGAATCGGCCGTAAGAGACGTGAGGCTCATCGTGACGGCGGACAACAAGGTCGGACTCTACGACGCTGACGGAAAGGCATTGAAATGATAGACATGAGCGAATGGGCTGCCAATCACCACGGCCTGTCGGACTGCATATACATGGCGGCATTGTCCACGGTGCTGGTTTTCGCCGTGCTGGGCGTCGTCTGGCGGGCGGGCAGACGCTTGGCGCTTCGCGCGACGCATCGTATCCCACGGGACGCCCAGCCATTGCTGGAGGACACCAAATTCGTCATATGTCTGGCCCTTGTGGGCGGCTTCGGACTGCTCCTGACGTTGAACCCCGGTCTTCTCGTTCTCCCGAAGGACACCACGTTCACCGAACAGGTGGTGCGACAGGCCGGATTGGAGGCGTTGTCGTGCCCGACCATCCCCGACTCCAAGTACATGCCCGGTCAGGGCAGGTACGAGTGTGAATACGTGGACGCGAAAGGAAAGGCCCACGACCTGAGCCTGCTGGTCGCATCCGGCGACAGGGTATGGCTTTACGACCACAACGGCAAGCCGATGAAGGTGACGACGAAATGAACCCGGAAGACAATCCGATGCCGCTCGTCTCCGAATGTAATCCGGTGGATGCGGTCGAATGCCCATGCTGCTTGACCGTGTTCCGCGTGCGCACGCTCATGACCGACGGGAACGGGCAGCTCATGGGCGACGGATACGAGGCCATCCCCATGTTCTGCCCCATGTGTGGCGGACGGCTCGAACAGTTGGAAAGAAAGGAATAGGATAATGGCCGACCCGAAGTACATGAGGAAAATACAGGGCATGTGCCGCTGTCAGGATTGCGGTCTCATGGCCGACAATGCGGACATCGACGTGGAATTGGACTGTGACGAAATCGTGTTTGAGTGGAGCGACGCGGACGACAGCCAGACATGTAACCTACCGCCCTGCTACGGCGGACACAGGCTTCAGACCGATATGACCGCTTACGACCTGTTGCTGGAGCTTGGCGTCATAGACGACCCCTACGCGCGAAACAAGGAGCGAGATTGAGAAGACTATTGGCATTACTGCTGGTTCCGGTATGCCTGATGTGCGCCGGATGCGACGGGTCCGACGCGGAGGACGGCGACATTTGGTCGGAGGCCGGGGCGGAGGAGAGTGTCGCCAACTGCGCCGACTATGACGGCCGAAAAATCGGGGAGTGCGAGCTCAGACTGCACGACGGCCGTCGCGTGACGTGCGCCATCCTGTCCGACTACAAGCAGGGCGGCCTGTCCTGCGATTGGGCGAACGCCGCGAAAACGAACGGGAAGACGGAGTAGCCCACGCCGGGACGCATGGGCTTGGCGTAACCGAAGCCAAGGAGCGCATCATGAGCGACACCATCGAACCGATCGACGCGAGGCAGGCGAGATGCCTGACCGTGAAACGCGCCATCGCCATCTCCTACGGAACGGACGGGCGCTACGAGGAGCTTGTATACGACCGGGAGCCGTGCAGGAGGCGCGCCCAGTACTGCACGGATTACGAGAGGTTCATATTCGACCGGGACTTCCGGTACCGCAACGGGACTAACTACCTGGACGCGCTGCTGGGCAGATTCAACTGGGAGGCCGTGAGGAACGCGGGCTTCGACCCGGACGCCGAACCGAAGGTCTACGCCATCCCCGACGACATGCCGCTGTACCGCTGGGTGCTGAAGGACGGCACCGTCGTCACCACCACCGGTTTTCCACAAGGCGACGCGGCCGTGCTTCGCACGCTCGACGGCCGCAACATGTTCGTGCCGCTGGCGAACGTCGATTATATCACCGAGCTGGAGGGCTGACGTGACGCCTTTGGAGGAGTATTTCGAGCGCATCCGGCAGGCGCACGGCATCGAACTCGTCGGAATCATCGAGTTACGAGATGAGACGGATGGCGGAAGGCAATCAGAGGACAAGGAGAATGACCATGACGCCTGAGGAATATTGGGAACGGCTCAGACGGTCGTTCTACGACAAATACGTCGAAGAGGTCGAAAAACGCCAAGAAAAGGAGAACGGCCATGACGCCGGATAGCCTGGGCGGCGCGAATGCCCTGGAGGAGCTCGCCGGCTGGATCTCCGACCGCATGGACGAGGCGCAGGCCGAGGCCGCGTACTCGCCAAGGCTGGACCATGACGGCCGCATGTATCTGCAGGGCCGCTTCGACACGCTAAGGCAGACGCTCCGATATGTCAGGGATTTGTTGGACAAGGACAAGGAGAACAACCATGACGCCGAACCAGTTGATTGACGCACTGAAGCGCCTGCCATCTGAAGTGATGGACCGTCCCATCATGGACGACGATGACACCATCGCGCCCGGCTGGTCTCTCGCTCCGGCCGACATCTGCATCGGGACGGGCGAATTCCTTACCAACGGCGACGTCGGCGTCATCCCCGACCCGGACAGGGATCCGGACGAGGACCTGAAGGCCGAGGCCGGGGAGTGGGGGATGCCCTTGCAAAGGGAGCTTCGCGCCACATTGCATTCATACATGGAGGACTGAAAATGCAGGACACCGAGGAGAGCCGCTGGCTATTGCTGGACATGGCCCGCGCCATGGGCGGCTACGGGTATGACGAGATGTGGTGGGCGAACGTATACGAGCCGGACGATTTGGAGTACTCCGCGCCCGACCTGTATGAGGCGTTCGTCCACTCGGCCGATTATGACCCGGACGCCCATTGGGTGCGGCGCAAGGAATATGGTGACGGGTTCGAGTCCGTCACGGAGAAAAGCCTGCTGGCCGACGCCTGGCACATGCGCGACGACATCATCGAGCTGGCCCGGCGCGGGGACGTGCGGGAGAGCCTTCCTGACATGGACTTCGATGCGCGGCTGGCGAGGCTGGAGGCCGGGGCATAGGTACTCCGGATACCAACGGAAGGATACGGAATATGACCTACGATCGCAAAGACCCGAATGAGGTTTTGGTGCACGCGCAGGAGGCGACCTGGGAGGATGGACAACGCCTGGGTGTCAAAGACGGACCGTTCGGGCTGATCAGCTGCCAACCGTTGAAGGCTGGCGTGGCATTGTCGTTCGATACACCCGACGACCAGCACGGCACGGTGCTGCTCACCCGCGAAATGGCGGCCGCCTTCGGGCGTTGGCTGATTCGGCAGGCGGAGGAGTAGCTCAAAATCCGTCAAAGGAACATCCCCACAGCCCATGGAAGCATGGGCTGTGGGGATGTTCCTTATGCCTTACGCCTGCTCGCGCTCCCAATATTCCACGAACGCGATGTGCGCGGTGGAGATGACATACTTGCGCGGGTTCTCGATGGCCGTCCTATCCCAGCATTCCACTAAACCATAATTCCCATCACAGTAATGCTTCCAAGCATACTCGGACACGTTCTTCACGCCCGTGACGGCGAAGAACGGCTT